CTGCTTGATCACCAGATAGTGTCCGCCCAGCTCGATCGGTGTAAATTCTCCTGCGGCTCTTGTGGTATCGTACTCATTAGGCTTGTTCATTTATTTTTCCTCCTTAATTTCGATTTCGTAGTATTCTCTGATCTTCTGATCGACAATAAACAAATCATTGTCAATTGTGATAGAATCAAAAAGGCCCATAGGTGATTTGCTCACCGCTCCATTTGCGGCCTGCGTAACGAACAGGTGCTTGCCGGATTCCTCGATGCATCGAAGGACAATGGTAAACATCCCCTCGACACATACCTTTTCATCCAGCAGCTTCCCGATTGTTTTCGGCTTTGTATCACCGTTCTCATTGGTATCCTCATGCATCATCATGTAGACGATCTTATGTTTCGGCACCTTATGAACGATGAAATCAATCAGATTCCAGAAGTTATCCGCCACTTTGTTGTAGAAAGCAAAGACAGCGTTTCCGGCTCCTGTGTTGGCGTGTCCTCTCATAAACTGATTTGTTATCAGATAGCCGGCATCATCAATCACAATGCTGTTTGCAGGGCAGGCAATAAGCTGCTTCATCACCTGTGAGTAATCGTCTGTAACACAGTGCGGTATCTTTCCTCTGAATGGAAAAGGCTTGTCGATAACCTTGATGACGTTGAAGTCCTTATCAACGCAGTTTCTGAGACTGGTTGATTTTCCGGATCCGGATTTACCGATAATTAAAACGGGTATTGCCATAATCATTCCTCCTTTTCGGTTCTGTCATATTCAATCAAATCTCTTGATTGCAAAATAATCTCAGAAGCAACAAGCTTCGTTGATAAAGATGATTCATTGACGATTTCCATCAACGCATCGTAGGCTTCCGGCGTAAGCCTGATTACCGGTTGCTGACCGGGCTGAAGTTTCTGCATTTTTCGCCCTGGGATATGAATCTTTTTATCCATTGTTTTCATTGTGCAATCCCTCCAAGATTTTTATCGCCTGCAAATAATTCAGAAGACTGCGTGAGTCTTTTTCGTCATAAATCGGATTATCCGGTACACGCTCCAACAGCAAGTCAATGCGGTTCCGGATAGCTGTTATTCGCTCTTTGTTAGTCATAGTTTGCCACCTTACGATAATGCTCATTCAAGCAGTCCTCGCACATGATCATGTCATCACCGATGTCATAATAATCATCACCGTCAGCAATGGAGCCGCCGCAGAAAACACAGTGCAGGCATTGTCTGTCGGAATCTTCCAAGTCGGAAAAATACCGTTCCGCATCCCGTTCCGGGTTATCCGTCCACATCATCAGCCTCACCTTCTTCCACCGCTTTAATATCGCTGATGATGATTTCGACCAATGTTTCGGATAAATACTGATTCAGAACATATCTGATAGCTTCTTCCTTCATGTCTTACTGCCTCCCTTCATCTTCTTTTTCAGCACCTCCAATACCTCGGAATACCTTTCCTTTCCGCTGTCACCGTTCGGAATAACGAAACTCTTGAGCGGTGTTTTCACCTCAATTTCCTTCGCATAAACAGACATTCTGAATGCGCTGTCGATGCGGAAAAGTTGCTGAATGAAAGTGTTCAAGGTTGCTATCCTGTTCTCGTTCTCCTTCTTCATTTCTTCACCCCATCATTCCCATTTGATAGTCCATCCGTACTTCGCTTTTGGCGTCAAATTGCAGTGGCGTTTCCACTCACGCCACACCCTGTCTTTGTTGGGCATATCCGGCAGGTAATGCGTATCACGGTACACCTTGCGCGGTCTTGACAAGGCATCTCGTTTTTCGGCAATACTGACAGTCACACAGCCAAAAAAGCCCAAAAATAAGAACACAGCCAGCGTGATCACTGCGCTTGTCTTGATGTCTGCGTTCATGGTTAAGCATGATAAAATAGTTCCGACTAAGCCAACCCCCATCAAACTGTAGCCGATTGATTTCTTCATTTTTATCTCCCCTCTGACAGCGCAAACATCTGCGCCAATTGTTCCCCCGTGTATGTTCTTTCCCTGCTGATCGGGTCAACCAGGTTCATGATTAAAAAGTCGTTCGTGTCATTCCTGTCCCAGTCCGGGTAAAGGTCAATGACGTTCTTGATTTCTTTCAGTAGCTTTGTATACTCTTCTGCTTTCATGCAATATCACCCCTCTTCTGCCGAGCCGTGTGCATTGAGAATGGAGGAAGGTTCTTACTGGCCGCTGTCTTGCGCTTCAAAATTTTTCTGTTTTCCAGATAATCTTCCAAAATGCAGATATTAACCAGCTTGTCCAACCTCACCTGTTGATGCTTGTATCTCGGACACATATTGATTTCAGACAGGAGCTGATAAATCGTGCTGTGAGACAGGCCATATTGCTCTTGTATGTTTTTGATTGATGTAAAAGGTGCTGTTACTGCCATAATTTCACCCCTCTCAAACGATGCCCTTGATGATGTCCTTAATCATCGCCGTACCGCTGTCTCCCCAGACATTGACTGTCTTGACAGAGCCATGCAGGAAGTGTGCATTGACCGTCTCGGTATCTGGCAGATACTTCAGATAAATCAGATCATCAAGTCCCCGTGTGATCCTCAGCACTTCCAGCAGTCTGTCGCAGATTAACTGCTTATCCTCTTCAATCAGAGTAATCTCAACGCCGCCCTCATCCGCAGGTGCGCTTTCTCTGGCACGTTTGCAGGCTTCCGCATATGCTTCTGACTCTGAATTGGCTTCGATGATTCCGAGATCAACTTCGCCATCTGCCACTACGCAATCGGCTGCTGCTTTCCATTTCATCATTGTGTGATATCTCTCCTTTTGTGATGGTTACTCCTTTTTTGTTCCAATCGGTCTTACAAACGAATCAAGCGGAACATCGAAAAACTTCGCCAGCGCAATTGCCTTGTCAGCTCCTAATGTCTGACTCTCTCCTCTGAGCCAGTCGGAAAGAGTTGATTGCTTGATCCCTGTCTGTTCGCAGACCTGTTTATCCGTGAGCTGCCGCTCGTTTCGGCATTTTTCATAAAAATCTCTCACGAAATTCTATCCTCCTTTCCGTAATAATCTCTTGCAAATATTACGGAATTCCGTTACAATGTAACTGTCTAGGATACTATTGTTAAGATTTCCGTAATAAATGCACTTATATTGACTTTTGGTTTACGGTTTTCCGTACCCCATGAGTCTATTATATTACGGCCTTCCGTAAAGGTCAAGCATTATTTTTACGGAAACTCGTATTTTTTCGGAGGTGAATTATGTACGAGATTTTCCGTCAACTCATGGAAGAAAAGGGGATGAAACACAGTGACGTAAGCAAGGCAACGGGCATTAGCACATCAGCTTTGACAGATTGGAAGAAAGGAAGATACCAGCCGAAAGCAGATAAGATTCAAAAGATTGCGGAGCTGTTCGGCGTATCGGTGGAATATCTTATGACAGGAAACAAACAGGAAGAATATTATCTGAATGAGGAAACAGCCAGGATTGCACAGGCCGTGTTCGACAATCCCGATTTAAAAATCCTTTTTGATGCCGCTCAAGGAGTTAGTTCCGAAAGTATAAAACTGGCGGCTCAGATGTTAGAAAAAATGAAGGAGACGAATATTGACGGTTGAGGCATATACCTATTTGACAACATTGCCGGACGGAATAAATGAGATGGTATGTCCCTGCGCTGATGGAAACTACACAATTTACATTAATGATCGGCTGGATCTGGAGCACCGGCAGCAGGCATACCGTCACGCACTTCGCCATATTGAAAGAAATGACTTTGAAAGAGAGAATGTTGACGAAGTAGAAGCAGAAAACCATAAGGAGGATATGAAATGAAGAAAACATTTGTAGCACTCGCACTTGCGCTGGCAGTGGCGGCACCAGTATCAGCTGACCTTCCGGATACTTATACATCCAATGACCCGGAAGAACTCAATCAGATTGATGTTGATGCGATGACAGAAGAGGAACTTAAAACAGCCTACAATGAATTAAGAAAAACTTACGGAATTGTCTGGGATCTGTACATGGAGCAACTCATGAAATCGTCAACAGGCTCTCTCAATGATGAGGATTCGACAGTAACGCCTGTGCCGGCATCAGACTCTATATGGAAAATCAAATATTACATAGATGAGTTCCAGGAACCAACCGATGATGCGTACATTAGTACAATAGAACCATTAGAAGGAAGCTTCTCCAATTCAGCAACGACAAACTCACCTCTTTTTGTGTGGTTTGTCATTGATGATGACAATGTAGGAATTAAGCTGGTCGAATATAGCGACAGCGTTGTAAAAGGAT